CCCTAATAGGCCTCAATGTTATTCTGAGCCATTTCTAGGCTCTCTGACAGCTTTTTATTTTGTTTGTGGAGTGTTACACCCCAAGCGATTAAAAAGCCCACCAGGAGCCCGCAAATAGCCTTAACGACTGTTTTCCAATGAGTTACTATCCAACCTAATATCGCCATTAGTAATCATCTTCTTTAAATCCATATATTTACCGTTCCAATACATAGCAGCTCCGAATATAGCTGCGGCATACGTAAGCATCTGTCCTACGTAACCAAGTACAGCACCTGATAGATCACCAGAGCCGAAGTATTGGAAGAACGACAATGCAATGCCACTCACCAATCCTGCTACTGCTGTACTGTATTGGGTGACCTCTTTCCATTTTGCCATATTACTAAATAGTTATATATACCTTCTCAGTCTGGCAAGCTTCTTGAATTTTTGGTAATACTCTGTTACACGTTTTGATTGAGTTAATCACTTTACCTACGATTTTATTCTCACCTAACAACAAGCAGCCGCTTGTGTCAGCCTAGGTATTTCCACTATGTATCCTAATGCCCTCATAACCAGGGACATTGAGTAACAACGGCATAGTCTTTTTAAACTTATTACTGTAAGTCCAAACAATCTGATATCTTCCAGTAGGTATTGCGGTTTCGTTCTTTATCTTTTTCTTCTTAATCTCTTCAAGAGGCATGTCTTGTTTCAAACCTCTGTCTGTATCTTCGAGTACATCACATTCGTATGTGCCGTTGATATAGAACTTACCGATCGTATAATCCTTCTTCCTAGCTATTCTTTTTAATAAAACTTCCATGACAGTTGATATTAAATTTATATTTATTGGTTCTCTGCAGGAGTAGTTTGTGTAGCATCGATTGTTACAGGACCTGTCTGTCCTTCTTCTCCTGTGGGAACTAGAGTAAATATATTAGAATAGTCTGCGGTCACAGTTGCTGTATTGTCAATGGAGTAGCCCTCCTTGAATATCTTTGTTACAAGCACTACAGTAAACTCACCAGTATACAACTGAGCTTCTGCGGGAAACTCTACTTCTACTATATTGGGAGTCTCTGTAAACTTAACTACTGCATTGTAAGTATCCATTGAGATGTTAGTAAACTTCTTGGTGTACTTCTTATCCCAATCGGGATATACGCCTATACCATCATACTCGTGTACTTTATGTTCATGGGGGAGTACGTTGTATGTAGGATCACCCACCATATTGATGTTATACTCACTTGGTTCAAGACCGTTCAACTTAGGATCGATAACTTGGCTACCCGCAGGAAACCTAGACAGGAACCTAGTTTTATTCTCCAAGTCTTTAACAGCCTGTTCTTTAGCAGTATTGTTGATAATATATGCTTGTGCAGATACGATATTGGCGACCTGACTATCTCCTAATATAAGCTATAATCTCAGCTTAATGTCATTACCTATTCTAATCTTCATAGCATTAAAATAAAAAAGCTAGAGAGGGCTAATGCCCGCCCTAGCTTGTATTATTAAAATCAGCCGTTAGCACCGCCGTCCTTAAGAGTAACAACTCCATCAGTCTTATCCCAAACAGCCAAGTGTTCGTCAGTGATAGAAGATGCAGCAGGAGTATCGATCTTACCGGCGAGCTTCTCATTTACAGACATTGCGAATGCATCGAGAAGAGCCTTAATCTCGGTATCAGCTACGGTGTAGATCTCAAGGTTTTGCTTGGTGTGACGCTGGATATCGTCAGCAGCGCGATACATGTTCTCGAACTCGAGAGTGATCGTCTTGTACTGAGCATCGAGCTTAGTCTCCATGTCAGGCTTGATGATTGGCCAAGTACCGTTACCACGGTTCAGGATGCCATCGTAACCCATAGCCTGAGCCTCACGATCGCGAACCAACTTAGCATTACCAACATACTGCTTGCCAGGAACCTTAGTGATAGCAGTACCAGTCAGGAACATCTTATTCTTAGATGCCCAACCGTCCAACTCAGGATCGGTGTAGTACATGTTAACATTGAAGCGAACCTTAGCAGCCCAGTTCAAGGTATCAACAGCATTGTCATCATCGTAAGGCAGAGCGGTAATAACAATAGCATTGTCGTTTGAACTAGCGCTGTTGTTATCCCAGTTGCTGTCAGCATGATAGTACTTGTTGCCGATAGTAGCAGTAGCGGAAGATGAAGTACTGTTGATCTCACCAGCAACGGCAGATACGCGAGCACGCTTCCACTCCTTGTTGATCATCTTAGCGATGTTGATAGCGATGGTCTTCTTGGTATCACCAGGCTGAGTAACATACTCATAACTCTCAGTCCACTTGCGGAAGCGAGTAGGCAGATCCTTATAAGTAATACGAACGATGATGCGCTTACCACCGTCATCCAGACGACCAAGCACAGAAGCATCCAGACCACCCAAATCGATGTACACAGTATCCTCAGTATCAGCTGCGTAATTCTCAGTAGTATAAGACTTAATGTTGTTCTGCTTGATCACAGCTGACCACTTAATCACGGGAACCTGAGCGGTAGAACCGTCGGGCTTGTGCATAGTCATAGTCTTGCTAGTGATGATACCAACACGAAGAGTCTTAGCAGAAGCAGCGAGCGTTGCATTCAGATACGGAGTAACAACGGTAGAGTCTACCGTAATACCACCGTTTTCATCCATCGTCATAGCGATGAACTTACCGGCATCGGTGGTAGCCGGTTCTGCGTGACCATTCGTAGGTACCCACAGAGTGTCGCCAGCATTTGAATATGCTTTATTGCTGACGAGCACAGTATTTACATATGTAACCATAATTAATTAATTTTTTCTACTCCCCCTATATTTCACTTAAAGTGTCTAGACCTAACTAGCTGGGGTTTCCACGTTAAAATTATTCTTGTGTTAACACTTCGTTTGTAATTGTCCTATAGCGAGGATCTGATTGATTCTCCACGTACATCTGAGCAGCTATTTTAACAATTTCAAGCCAAGTATAGTCTTCGAAATCCTTATACTCAGTATTCGGATTTGCATTAGTTAATTCCTCGGGTTTCTTAAGATAACCGAGTATATATTTTTTAATCTTATATTTCTTGTCGGTAAGTAGTTTAAAGCCTGTAGTAAACTTGGATTCTTTCTGACTCTCTTGGAAGCTAGCTGGGAGTAATTCTCCGAACTACCATTGAGAGTCATCCACAATAACTTGTTGAGCAAATTTAGACGCAGACCTGATCCTCAAAGGACGAGCTCTATGATGTCTATAGTGGAAGTCAGTAAGACTATTATTAATCCTGTACATAAAGCTGTCAGCTGTGCATTCAAATACACAAGTGTCAACTAAATTACCGTCATTCATATCAGATATGGTAACGTCTTCGTTCAACGCAAACATCATATCTTCAGGATAAGTATACTCATAATAGTTATAGTCGTGATATTCAGTATGCACTTCTGGGGTAGCTGGTTCATACTGCTTCAACAGACGAACTAAGTCACGAGTACGTTTCTCATTCTGTTCATATGAAGTACGCTTAGGAGCGTTGCCGTTAAATCTATCTTTAACAAATTTTACAACGGCTTGGTTAACCCAATACAGAGAATCATCCGTATCGGGCTTAGTCAAAGCGTCGTCTAGTTTATTTATTTCAAGCTCAAAAGCAGCTATGATATCTATGCCTCTCATAATCATTCGTCATTAGATTCTTTATTCTATCTCTGATTCTGTTGAGCATTTCTTCTAGCAGCTTCATCTTGTTGTCTTTTTCTTGCTTCAGCACCTGCGACATATTGTACGTACAGATCTACTGCACCGCTAACCAAATCTTCAAATACTACATTTGGTAGTTCGCATGGAGTAGATGTCATAATGTCGAAGTGTTGAGGCTCTTTGTAATACATTACCCTGATACCTTTAATAGTAGTATACTGATCAAAGATAACAGTGATTGTTCTTTTGCTGTTATATTTTTCATTAAGTACTACAGCAGGATACTTAAGAATTCTTAAAGAATTATGAGGAGTCTCAATAAGTTTCCACACATCGTTCTGCGATACCAACACATTAGGAAGAATGCGAATCTTTGCTTCTGCGTTCGATGCAGATGATTTAAACGAATACGTTTCTGTGACCTCAGACACGCTTTTAATATACATATAATAATTAGAATTCAATTCAAATGTATAAGACCTAGCTGTGTCTACTATACTTATTCCATTACTGTCTGTTAATTGATTCGTATGTGCATCGTATGCCTAATTATCGTCGGCTTTTAAGTTTTGTGTAGCAATTAATGATTGAAGCACACTCTCAACATGTGCAGCTAATTTACTATTCTCAGGAACACGATCAAGACTCCTATAAATCTCATGAACGTATTTATCTTGATACTGATTTAAGAAAGAATAGATAGTCTCAGTATCCAACTTATCATATTCTTTTTCAGGTATCATGGTTTGAATTCTCCTTTCGAATTCAATACCTAATTCTCTAGTTTCTTGTAATGTCATGCTTCAAGTCCTCTCGTGTTAAGTTTACTATTAAGTCTTTGAGACTCTACGTTCTCAAGTGCAAAGGTGATCGCAAGGCTTACTAATTCCTCAGCTACAGTATCATTGCATTCGAACTGATAGTCATCGGCAGTTACTGTAGGATTACTCGGAATAGTTCCTGTTGCACCAACATTAAATTCGAAATATGATGCAGAACCGTCACTCTTTATTCCAGGAGTAGTTAAATCTTTTACGAACGTATTAGGTTTCTCAATATATGTGAGATTTAATGCTCCTTGATATGCACTCTTCATAGCATCTTCTACAACGTACATCTTGTTATCCTCGATATAAGCAATGGGAATCTTTACCCATGGCATATTAAATGTAGAAGAAAAGAATTTAGATGCTACTTGGTGATTATTAAGTCTTACTGGAGTGATTCTAGTAATTGCATTATCCATAGCATCGGGATATTCTTGATAAGTATAATCCCATAAGTCTAACGTAGGTTCTTGTGCAATAAAAGCGCCATGCCTGATAATTATATGAGTAGCCAAATATTCATCATTACATTTGTTTATCATATCTCCAGCAAAAGTATATGGATCCGTACAAGGGAGATCTACATATACAGTAGACTCAGTGCCTTCACCTATATACTCAGCTGCAGAAAATCCAACTCCGTCCTCATAATATAAGAACGTTACTTGGTATGTTCCAGGATTTGTAACATTTGAAATCTTTAAACTGTACTTCTTTGTATCGTCTTCAGATGCACTAGCAATATCCTGTAAATCTTCCATTGAAAGAATATATCCAGTATAAGCTCTCACACCAACATTAGCAACACCGTATGACTTGCGGATCTTAAGAGTTGGATCTGAGAACTTAACTACATTTGCAGCTACACAGTATAAGAATTTATCAGGTAACGCAGCCTTAACGACATTAGAGGCTACATCGGTTGCCTGTGTTAGATTAATATCTGTAGTATGAATAAGCGGTTGTAAATCTGAGATAGCCTTTATATCAGCCTCTAACGGAGCTCTGCGTACATTATTACCCGTAACCTTCTGAGCAATGAGAGCGTTGTATGCTTTATCTAAAAAGGTAGCGACCTCATATTCGGTCAACGATGGATATGACGAAGTAACATTAGCCTTGTCATATTCTATCATGAATTTTGTGTATATGTCTTTATGTTTTAAATACGTCATATCTCATGTTTTAAGTAAATTACTTATTTTCTGTTTCGTTGATTATAGCCAGTTTAAGGTCTTGATTCTTCTTATTGTCTAAGTAAGCAATTGCTTCATCAAGGCTGTCGGCAAACATATCACTACCATAGAAGTAGTGTGTCTTATCCTTACGAATAACGCCTTTCGCAATTGCAGCTTCAAGTATAAACTCGGTCTCTTTGTTTTTATTATCAACCCACTTATCGAAGAACTTCTTAGGCTGTTTATCAACAAAGCCAAACAATGTAGATTCTACAAGCTCGTTTGACATAGTATCGGCCTTAACACCAAACAAACGTAAGCACTTACGCATCTGTTCAAGACTAAGCTTGTCAAATTCCTTAATAGCGTCTCTGCGGAGCTTGTTCTGCTTGTTAGCTTCAATAGCCTCAGCTTCACGATTAATCAACAGGTAATCCTTACCTGCAGTGAGTTTATCAAGTGATGTGGCAACACGTTTATGACCACTCAAGAACTTAATGATCATAGCCTGACGAGGAATAGAATCATCAAGTAAGACTGTCCTAGAACCAACTTTTACACAAAATGTAGTCCAGAAATCGCTGGACTTCGATAGATGTCCCTCTTCATAACCGAGGGCTTTTTCATAATATCTTTCTTCTTCGGGAGTAAGACCCGTATAAATCGACCCGGAACGAGTGAAATAAGGAGCAATATAATCAAAACAACTCTTATATTTAATTAACCCTGCCCAGGGATTCTTCTTTTTAATCTTTAATTCAACTACCATAATATTACATTAGTATGTTGTGTATCGGCAGGGGGCCGAAGCCCCCGTCGAATACATTATATCTTTATTTTATTTATCAGGCGCCTACCTGCCAGCTGCCGTTGTTGCTGATTTCAGTGTCCTCAGCATCGCAGTACAGAATACCGCAAGACAGCGGGTTACGCAGCATGATACCCATTTCACCAAGGAAGTGAACCTGGTAACCATCACGGCTGTTAGAACGCAGCGTAGTGATGCTGTTAGCATAACCGTTAGGAGCAACAGAACCACCGGTGAACCACTGTACGAACTCACGACCCTTACGGCAAACCTTTACAACGTTAGCCTGACCGTCACGCTGACCAAGATCAACGAACAGGAAGGTATAAGACATCAGGGGTTTACCAGTCAGAGGATGTAACTGACGGAACATCTCCATGTTATCGAACATAGGACAACGCTTCAGAGTCAGCTCAATACCGTTGGTCATCTTGTAAGTGGTGAACTGACCACCGAGAGTCAGGTTCTGACCGCTACCAGTAACAAATGTGGTGTCAATCATGTTGAAGCTAGCTACCTTCTCCTTCAGGATACGGTCGAACTCACGAATACCCATCTCACCAGTCAGAGCGATGAACTTACGCTCGTTAGTACCGAGGATATTGTAGCAGAGATCGAACAGATAATCCTCAAGCAGCTCTGCAGTCAGCTGAGTGTAGTAACGAATGTTAGCGGGGCTAACCTGCTCGAACAGACCAGCTGAGATGGGAACAGGACGTCCGTTTGTACCCTTCAAAGCATAAGTACCGTCAGCATTACGATTTGACTTAGAGAACAGCAAGAACTTCTCTTCTCTCTTCTTCCACTCACGCAGAGCCTTCCAGTACTGATAATCAGACCACAAGTAAGACTTCTTACCAGTCTCAGGATCAGTCAGGGCAATAGCCAGAACGGTGCTGTAAGCATCACCGGTGATATCATAAGACAGACGCAGAGTAGTAAGGTTGTTACGCATCTTAAATGGAGTCTCATAGTTGATGATATCAGCCTCGTCACTGTACTCCTCGTAAGCTGAACCGATACGGCTCACCTGACGACCAGGCAACAGATACTCAGCAGGAATATATGCACCAGCAAAACCCTCAGCTACATAACACTCGTAAACCCAAGCGCTACCATCCTGATAGGGCAGACCGTTTACACGAACCTGGAAGTTAATGTCATCGAATGCGAGAATAGCACCAGGACCAAACCACTTCTCTTCCAAAGCGATATAGATGGGGGTACCATTCAAACCAGGAGTAGCGGTAGCTACATCAGCAACATCCAGAGTCTTGTTATTCCACTTAGCCCAACGAATGTTGATAGCGTGCTCCTGATCGATCATCACTGACCACTCATACTCTCTGTTCTCAATAATCATGGTCTTACCAAGACCACCGGTAATCATGTCGATGGCAGTAGAAACACCGTCATCCTTGGTGCCGAACACCAGTGAAAGCAAACCGCTAACCTCATGAGGCTTGGTCAGCAGTGCGTTAGAAATCATGTTTTCATCTACCAGATCTGAGAAGCGGCGACCGCGATACAGCTGGAGATTGTTAAGTAAACTATTATTCATATATTATAAATTATTAGTTAGTTCAGAACGAACCTGCAAGTAAGTCCGTAACTGATTTTTGCTTATCGTCGGCATTATACGTAGAATGATTCTTAGTACTATGCCTTAACAAATTTCTTAATTTATCAGCAGCGGATGACTCTCCATCTTTCTTTGCATTAGATATTAAAGCGTCAGCTTTCATCGTAAAGTATGCAGATTCGATAAGATTCTTTGATAGATTCTCGTTGAAGTCTTTTTGATATTGTGACATACCAGTCTGATCTACTTTGAAAATATAATCAAACAAAGCTTTACGATCTTCTTGAGGAATAGCAATACCGCGAATGTTAGTCAGGGAGTTGATGTCGTCTGTAACAGATTTAAAGAAGGCTTTTGACTGCGCTTCCTGTTGCTTAGCATACTCTTCCTGTTGTCTAGCAGCTTCTTCAAGCTCGCTCTTCCTGATCTACTTTAATCTATCTAAAGCATCCTCGGACTCTTCATAAAGCATATCAGCATCTTCATAACGAGAGATCTTCTTATTGATCTGTTCATCAGTATAGTTACTATGCTTCAGAAGTTCCTTAATAACTGCTTTCTGATTAGTTTCATCTTCCATATCGATATTGTCGAGACTAAGACCTTCAGATTGAATCTTGTAGAAGTCTTCGAATTTACCTCCGTTCTTTACGAACTGATCTAACTGCTGAATCCTATCGTCAGCATACTCAGGAACTGAATTCTGTCTTACAGTTTCTGCGAGGTAATTAGTAAGATCGTCTACTGTCAAAGGTCTATCCTTTTCATCAATATCAGATACATTCCAACCGAGAGATTGTCCAATGGCGTCGAATAATAACCCAACTTGCTGGGCTTCAACAACATCGGCATCTGTAACATCATCATCGTCTTGTTTGTCTTCATTAGTATCATCTACTACTGTATCCTGATGATCATCGGTCTTATTGTTACCGTTCATTTTGTCGATAACATCTTGTGGGATGTCACTTGTATCATCATTAACTGAAGTGTCATCCTTAGTATCTTTGCCGTCCTCAGTTTTATTCACTGGCGGTTCATTATTAATATCATCATCTTCAACAAGTGGAATCTGGGTATCAAGTGTATCGATGTTAGTAACACTACCACCTACCTCACCATTGCCGTAGATATTGCCAAGAATATCATCAAATTCACTTGGAATTGCGTTTTTCTTTTTTGCCATATTGCAATATGTTATTGTTTATAATTACGCTTCATCTTATGAAGCTTATTTTGTTTTCTTTCTTTCGGGGTGAAATCTTCATCTTCCCCGTATATCTCATTATCGTTGATGTCGAGTTTCATCGTTTTACAGCGTTTATCCAATCTATAGTTGTGTTAGGATTTAAAAATGGTTTGCTTGGTTTATATTGAATTGTAGGCATCCAATATACTGATGAAGGATCTGTTAGTAAGGCAGATGGGTATTTGATTCCTCCACCTTCGTAATCATTCTTATATCTGAAGTGTACTCAGTTTTCTCTAAGATATTGTGCAAATTTCTTATTGGCAGCTTCTAATTCTAT